CGATCACAGTTTCATCAGTGCCGGTAAAAGGAAGATCTGGCGATATCACCACCTATAACATTCCAGCTGGTGAAAGCCATACTGTGCCGCCATTGCCCGCTGAGGGTTGGATGCAGGCTGACGGCATGGTGTATGTGGATGGTAGCAACGCTGAAGTGAAATTTACACTGCTTCGCATGCCTCCAAATCTGCCGCTCTAGGCAGATTTTCTAGTTAACACTCTTTTCGACAAGGAATAGAAAAATGGCTAATATCAAAGGCTATAACACAGTGGTAGAGATCAAAGATCTTGCTGGTGTGTATCAGGAAGTTGCAAAATGCAGGCAGTCAGATGTTTTTGGCGGGCAAAATGGCTCTGAGGATGTCACTCACATGAGATCGCCAAATAGACACACTGAGACTGACAGCACTCTCAGAAGTACAGATCCGATCAAACTTGATGTGATCTATGACTCTTCGCTGCCTACTCACAGCAGCGGCTCCAACGTTGGTTTTGAATATCTTTTGGTATCAGCTGACAAAAGAGATATGAGAGTCACTCTCAGCAATGGCAAACAGTTTGTTTATAACGTGTTTTTGCAGAACTTCAATATCAGCTCAGCAAGCGCTAATAACATTCTGCAAGCCTCAGCTAACTTCATGCCCACTGGCGCACCAGCCTAGAATCTAGGCTAACTGTCTAATACAACTCACTCACATTTTCAGGAGAGACCTTTGATCATGATCGAAGTAGAAACAACACAAAACAACCAAGAGCAAAAACAGGAGCAGAAAGCTTTGAGACCGCTCTATTTACATGATTTGCAAAAGACAAATCAGAAACTGGTGAAAGTCGAGATCCCAGGTCTTGATGGCTTTATACAGATGAGAGGTCTCACCGGTCAAGAATCTCTAGATTTTGAGGAAGCCAATCAGCTTGCTGAAAAGAAAGAGGGAAAAGAGAGGGAAGAGGCTGAACTCCGTGTTTTGTGCTTGCAGCTGGCAGCCTGTTGTTTTGATGCGAATGGTCAGAGGATCTTTTCTGAAAATGAGGAAGAGTGTTATAAGCAGGTGATGGCGCTGCCTGCCGCTCTGGTGAAACAGCTTCATACAGTGTGGCAGCAGCTGACCACCATTCCTGATATTGCAGGCTTGGCAAAAAACTTGCAGGCAGTGACACAAGGCGCTTCCTCTTCCGTCTGTGTGCACTGCTAAAAATTCCACATCCAGATCACCTGCTCAAGATCCTGACTCTTGAGCAGGTGAAGGAATGGGAAATCTATTTGGAACTTGAACCGCATGGCGGCCTGGCTGAAGAGGAAAGAATAGGCGAGATTTGCGCAACCCTGGTTAATCTGAAGCTTTCTAACAATGATCGAATGAGAGAGCCATCAGACTTTTTTCCCAGGCTCAAGCCAAGGCTCACGCCAGAGCAGAGAGAAAGACTGGAAAAGCAGGAGGAAGAAAACGCAGTTTTGCTAGAACAGGCTCAGCATCAGTTCATGCAGAACATTATCAAAGCAAGAGAGCTGATCAGCGAAAGAGAAAAGAGAGAGAGAGAGAACAATGGCAGCTAAAAACATACTTGCAAAACTGGCTCTAGGTTTTTATGCAGACACATCAGAACTAGGGCCGTCACTGGCTAAAGCCTCAAGCAGTGTAGAGCGTGAGACCAAAAAAATGGGATCGGCTCTCAAGTATGTTGATAAAGAAGCTCAGAGCATGGGCAAGGCTTTCAAATATGCCAATGCTCTCGCAAAACAACAGCTGAGTGAACTAGGCAGCTCAGTCACCAAGCTAGAAAAAGAGACCACCTTACTGACTAAATCAGTGGGTGGTCTCTCTAGTTCAATGAAAGGCTTAGGCGTGGCTGCTGCTGGTGCCATTGGTGCTGGATCTATCAGCCAAGCTCTAAAAATGGCTGACACGTATAACACGCTGAACCAGCGAATAAAAATAGCCACACTTTCGACAAAAGATTATGTGGCTGTATCAGACCAGCTGGCTAAAATTAGCGCTAAAAATGGCGCTTCTCTGGCTGATACAGTCAAGCTCTTCCAAAACATCGCCAGAACCAGAACAGAGCTTGGAGTAACAAACAAAGAGATCCTTACTCTCACCAATACGATCCAACAGCTTGGTGTTATCGGTGGTAGCAGCACTGAAGAGATGGGGATGGCGCTCAGGCAGTTCTCTCAGTCGATGGCTGGCGGAATAGTCAGGGCTGAAGAGTTCAATTCTATTGTTGAGAATATGCCAGAGCTGGCTGATCGCATCGCCAGAGGTCTCGGAGTCACTCAAGGTCAGCTCAGAAAGCTAATGCTTGATGGCAAGCTACTTTCTAAAGATGTTGTTAGTGTGCTTCTAAAACAAAGTGAGGAAATTGACAAACAATTTTCTGCTATGCCTCGATCAATGGCTATGGCTTTTCAGGCACTGACCGACAAAACCGGCTTGGCACTGGCAAAAATAGATCAAGTCACTGGCGCCACCAAATTGGCTGTTAAGGCAATTGATGAGATGGCCAGCTCTGTTGAAAAACTGGGCAAAGCACTGGCGAATATTGGAGAGGATAGCTTTGCTTCAAAAGATGGACCTATCAAACTCAAGAATATTTTCCAAGCCGGTGCTAATCAGGGTTTCGGTCTTAATGAAGCCAAAGATCAGCTAGCTGCTATTGGTGGCTTTTTAGATCCAACAAAAGATCCAAGAAATGTTCGCTCTCAGCTCAATCTCAAGAGAAGAATGAGAGAAACACAGGAATGGGCTGATTTACATGGTCTAAACGATCCGGCTTTCAAAGATCTTGAAAAACGGCTTGATGACTGGAAAGCAGGAAAGCCTGATACTACAGGTGGAGAACCTGCCAGAAGAGCGCCAGCCGCTGTGGATGAGAAAGAGGCTGCCAAAGCCAAGAAAAAGCATGATGCTGAGCTGAAACATGCTGATCAGATCTTGGCTAATATGCGCTCACAGAATGAGCAGCTCAGGGCAAAACTTGCTCACGATGATGAGGCGCTAACCAAAGAAAAAGCGATCTTGCAGGTGTCGAAAGACAAGACACTGACTGACAAAGAAAAGAAAAAATATGCTGAAGAGATCAACAAACTGGCAGCAGAACACGCTGCTATTGTAAAACAGACAAAGATCGCTGAAGAGAAAGAAAAACTCAAAGAGATTTTGAATCAGCTGAAGGAAAAAACAGTTGAACTAAAAAATCAGCTTGCTGGGCAGAAAGAGCTAAACACTCTAGCCAGAGCTGAGGCTGACATACAGAAAACAGTCAAAGAAGGCAAGAAAGAAACTGCCCAGGAGCAAAAGGCAATTCTGGCAGCAGCCAAAGAAGCAGCTAACCTTGAAAAACAGATCCAGCGCCAGAAAATTGAAAAGGCTATAAAAGAAGATGATTTGCAGCTGGGTGACAAGCTCGCAAAAGAGAAAGATGCCATCGCTGATATCGGCAGATCTCTAAGAGAGCAAAATGAAGAGCTTAAGCTCAAGCTGACCGGGCAGGAAAGTGTCAGCAAGTTGATCGAGGTCGAAAGGCAATATCAAAGAGAGATCACAGACCTCAAGAGAGAAGAAGCTCAAGCAATCAAAGAGATCGAGGGGAAAGAAGAGTTTACGGCTGAAGATAAAGCCGCTCAGATTGGCAAGGTCAAGCAAGGATACAAAGATCTCTATGATGAGGCTGAGAAGCGCCTGGGAGCTGCAAAGCTTGAGGCTCAGGAAAATGTAAAACTGAATAACTCTTTGGAGGCTCAAGCTCAGCTGATTGAGGATATAAAAAACGGTACTGGTTCTTACAAGGAAAAGGTCGAGGCTCTTACAGCAGCCTATTCCAGTGGCATGATCACTCAGAAGCAGTGGCAGAAAAACACTGAGGATCTTTGGATGACTCAGCGAAAAAATAACACTGTACTTGGTGATTCGCTCAGGCAGATCGGTCAGAATTTCAGCATGGCGATCGTTAACGGGCAGAAGCTTTCAGACGTGTTTAAGAATCTGACAAAAAGCTTGATGGCTTTTGCCGCTCAGCGTCTCGTTTTTGAGCCGATCGCTAAACTGATAGACAACACAGCTAATAGAATGATGGGCACTGGAAGATATGCCCCTAGACCTACTCTGCCAGGTCAGATGGCTGGTATGTCACCAATGTCAGCCTTTAATAGCGGGTTTGGCAACAGCTCACAAACAGGCTTTGGCTCTGGCGCTCCTGGCTTACTCAGCCAGACCGGCAGCATGTTCAAAAATATGTTTAATCCAAGCACTGGCACAAACAACACGCCTATTCCTGTTCTAGAGGATGCCTATCAGGCAAGGCGAATGAGCGGGAAAGAATGGACTGGTGAGCCGCTTCAGGATTTGGAATACTATCTAAATTACATGCCGAGAGAAGAGGCTAGCTTTAGGCTTGGTGTCTTAAGCATGAATCCTTTTAGACCTACAAACAACAGTTATGACTTTTTCGGTGGTATCAAAAATAGTTTCAATCTTGGTGGCCTGCCATCATTTGCTTTTGGTGGCACAGCGGCAGCTTTCCAGCCTGCCATAGTTGGTGAAAATGGACCAGAGCTGATCATACCTTCCAAATCAATGGAAGTGATACCAAATAGACCCACAGAAGCCGCTCTACAGTATGCCAATAATCTAAAATGGCAGCCTGGCATGAGCACAGGCGACTGGATGGCAAAAAATGAAAGAGCCTGGCAGCTTGGTCAAGAGCGTAATTACTTCAATCAGTCTTTGGCGCCAGCACTGAATCAAGCTTGGAGAGATGCCACTATATTTAGTGCCCAGCGCTCTACTGCTGAAATGATGCGCTCTGGCAGAACCGATCATATTGGCTTTGATATTCTCAATCGAGTGCAAAATGGCGGATCAATGATGATGGCTATGAACGCTAGTTTTCAGCTCCCTACAGGCGATCAGCAGATGTCTATTTTGCAAAACATGCAGCGCCAGGGCGTCAATATTAGCCCGGCTCTTTTGCAGATGGCATATGATAATGACTGGTCTTTCAATCAGAGCCGTGGAGGCTTGTATTCATCTGGCTCACTGGGCAATTGGATGAGCAATGCTCTTGGTTATAAGAGCCTTGGAATTGATGGCAGAACGCCGATCAAGACCTACCAGGACATTGATGCTGTAGACAACATCGCATATGGTGGAGATGGCAGCCAAGCAGCTGTAGAGCTTCAGCGTGAGCAGATGAAAAACATCATGTGGCGCCAGGATGCAATCAGCAGATATAACCAGTCAATGATGAATAGGAACCCGCTGGGTGGCTACAGAGGCGCCTCTCAGGAGTATCTGAACAATATCAAGACATGGGGCAAGTTTTCAAATAATCACAAACCTTATGCCGATTCTTATGGTTTTGGCGTGTGGTCTGGCAGCTCCACTGATGGGCTCTCTATCAGCAATGGCGGCTGGGTTGACTCCAAAGGTGGTGGCACTAGCAATGATTGGATAGACGATCCCTATGACTCAGGCGATCCCAATCCCCAGAGATTTGATCCCACTGTGCCAAGTGAAGCGTACCAGCCCAAATCTGGCTCTATGGGTGATTTTTTCAAGCAGCTCAATAAAAACCCTTATTTTGATTTTGCAGCCAAAACCATGAATGGTTTGAAGGAAGCATATCAATCCCTACTGTCAGCAAGTAAATCTGCTAATCCTTCGCTCTCTCGCTTGCGCGATCTTCCTGGTCGTAGTCTAGTGGGAGATCTAAAGGAGTCTATGCGTTCCTGGCTGCCGATGGGGCAGACCATGGGCATGGATATACCCCGCTCTCTGCCTAATCCTTTCCCTGCTTATCCGGCAATGATGGGCATGGCTTCAGCGCCAAAAATCTATAGTGTGCCTAGTGTTAAAAACGTGACTAATTCTAGTGGCGGCTTTGGTGGCACTCTATCACCTGGCTGGCTGGACAACGATACAACATACTCGCCTCTGTTCAATCCAAGATATCAGGCTGGTGCAGCCTCCAGCAGCTTTGATCGCTGGCCCACTAATCCCGTGGCAGCTGGAATGATCCAGGCCAGAATGATGCCCGTTAAAAGAGCGCTTGGTGGTCATGTTGCCTCTGGTCAGTCAGCTATAGTGGGCGAAAATGGACCAGAAATGATCACCGCCCGCCAGCCACTGAATGTGGTGCCTAATTCTGCATTGGGCAAACCACAGCTAACCGTGAATATCACAAACAAAGTGGCACAAACAGAGGTTGTGACCAGGCGTGATGAATCTGGAAAATTGCTAATTGAATTCATTGAGGCTAAAGTACAGGAGACAGTATCTAAAAATTCTGCTCCAGTGCCAAGGAAGGTTAGACGATGACTTTAGTTTTTCCAGCATCATTACCGCACTTTCATCAGGGATCTGTGCAAAGTGCGGTGGTCGATAACGTGGTCAGAACAGAGATGGAGACTGGACCGCAGAAACAGAGATTGAAAGATCGCGTTTTCTATATGCGGCACTCAGGAGAAATGAGAATCAAGACAGCCAAGCTGAGCACTTTTCTTGATTTCTTCAATCTTGATGCCGATCAAGGCTGTACACCTTTTGAATGGTCAGATCCTTTCACTGCTGCCACAAAAATGTACAGATTCATTGGTCAGCCATCAATCAATCATATTTCTGGCGATCTAGTTTCTGTGTCTTTCACCGTGGAAGAAATACCATGAGAAATATACCAGTCACCGATCTTGGAAAGATTTTGAAGGCTCAAGCAGGCAGCTGGGCAGCCTACAATTTGATTGAATTAGAGCAAGTTGGAAAGCCGATTTTGCGCTACTGCTCAAGCTGGGAGCCGATCATTCATCAAGGCAATGAGTATCAGCCCAGATGGTTTGAGATATCTCTGCCGGATTCATCAAGGGATGCTCAATCAGCTGATGGTCAGCTGATTTTAGATGATTCAGATCTTGAGCCGTTTTACTGGTCGATGGATCTTGATCGCACCAAATACACAAAGCTCACGCTCTTTGTTATCTCTACAACTGATCTGAATACAAAATTGGTGGCTCCTTACTCTTACAGAATCGTTGAAATGATGCCTGCTAATCAAAATATGGTTGTGTCAGTGATTCATGCAGACGCTCTTAGAGAGCCTGTTTGCTTTGTTAGATATGATGATCATTACCCTGCTCTTCATAGTGTGGTGTCGGGATGAATTTTCAAAGTTTTGGAAAAACTGCTTTGCCTTTTCTTGGCTTTGGTGCCGGTCTAGCATCGCTGATCGGTTTATCGTTTTTTGGACAAAGCAGAGACAGCCAGCAGTTTTCACAGGTGGATAATCC